GCGGCATCTGATCGATAGCCATAGCTTGCTGGCCGATCATCTGCGCCTTCTGCACCTTCTGCTGGTGCTCAAACTGCGCCTGGTGCAAACCAAACGTGTCGCGCTGAATTTGCGTGTGCTCGCGCTGGTTGTCGATATTAGCTTGCTTAAAGCTGTTCTCATTGACGCGAGCAAAAGCGTTCGTAACCGGCGAGAAGTCCAACAGCGCATTCTGCGGATATTGAAATTGCGGGAGAGTCATCGAGCGCCCTTCCGTCCGATGTAATCGAGCAAGATGCGGTTAGCCTCGTTTGCCATTTCCTGCTTGTGGGCGCGAGCGGCCATTAGCGGGCAGCCCACGCATTAGGGTTGGTCGACCATCCGCCCGAGGTCGGGAATCCCATGTTTCCACCGGAAAATGAGTTGGCACCGCCCATCAGGGCATTACCCATCCGACCGAATGGCGACATACCGCCAGCGCCGCCGGTAAACCCACCGATGAGCATCCCGCCCAGCCCGAGCATGTTCTGAACGCCAGTGTTGCGGGAGGCAGCCAGCGCGTTGGCGTAGCTGATGTCGTTGCCGGCGAGGTTCTGGCCGTAGCCCTGCGCCATGTTGCCGAGCACGTTGCCGGTGTTCGCCGTGAGCCCCGCCATCGTGCCGGCCGCGCCCTGGCCTGATCCGCTCTGCGCTGCGAGCTGGCCGAGCCGGTCTTGGAATGCCTGCCGCTGGAACTGCTGGCCGTAGTTGGCCACGCCCTTCATCGCGGCGCCCGAGTACAGACCGCCGCGAGATGCAGCGCTCTTGTCCAGAGCGTTCATGCCGGCCTGGAACTGAGCCTGCCAGCCGGGGTCGTTCTGGAACCCCGCATAGTAGGATTTCTGAGCGTCGGCGCCGTTTGCGCCCGTTGCATCGCCCCACAGCTTATTCGCGGCCTGCCCGGTCTGCACCCACGGCTGCATGTAGCCGGTGGCGCGCCCCGCGTAGTCCTGAACGTCCTGGCGGCCCTGGTTGTAATACTGGCCGAGGTGCTGTTCCGCCGACGCCTTGCCTTGGGCGAGGTCTTTGCGTTGGTCCGAGCCAAAGAAGCTCCCAAAGAAGCTCATTCCGTTCTCCCTTAGCTCACGTATGCCGGGCCATCACCGAGCGCACACGTCGCGTCGATGTTGTCCGCGTTGACTGTGGTCCCGTTGCCGTCGTCGCTGCCGAGGTTGTTCGCGTCGGCAAAGCTCAGCCAGAAACCCTGCGTCCCGAACACGGGCGCGCTCGGTTCTTTCAGCGTCCAGGCGCCGCCTACGGACTCTCCGAACTCAGTTACCGCCTGGACCACCCCATTCAAGAACCAGAAACTCGCGATGTCGCTTGATCCCGTGCCGTAGCTTCCTAGCTGCTGGTCATAGCCGCCTGGATAGTCGGTCGCGAGGGCTCCAAACGTTGTCGCGTTGCCGCTCGCCGCCGTTCCCACTGTCACTGCGCTTTCGACGCCATCGATCCAGATGCGGATGCGAGATCCAGCGGCAAGGCTCGTGTCGCGAACAACGTGCACGTGCGTCCAGGTTTCGTCCTGGACTGTGTCGTTGCTCGCAACGTTCGTCCAGAACATTGGCCCAGGTGTGGTGACATCCTGCATGACGACGTGACCTGTCGAGTCGATATACAGTCGCGACCACGTCGTCACTTGGTAGACCGAATGCAGGTATGTGACGGCGCCGCTCCGTCGCCTAACGCTCGCAGACCATGTGTTCTGCGCCTTCCCGGCTTGGATCGTGAGGCCAGTCCTGCGAAACCGCTGGCTGGCGCCGCTCGATAGCCGCACCGCGGGGGCAACGCCAGCGCCTGTCATGAAGCCGATCGGATAGAGCAGCATCAGAAGTTCTTCGTCGCAACGCCGTACATGTACGCACCGCGCGCGATGAATGTTAGGATATCGATAGCGCTAGCACCCGTGCTCAACGTCGGCGCCGTTGCGCCAGGCCACTTGTAGGCCGTGTCAAATGACAGCGTGAACGTGTTGGGCTGCACCATCAGGATATAGGTGGCGCCGTCGCGCATGTTGGTCGGGTTTGCGAGCATGCCGCTAGCCGTGAGAGACAGGAACGCGCTTTGCGCTGCGTCCAGGTCCCAGGCGGATGGGCTAGCAAGCGTGACCTGCGGAAACCGCTGCTGCTTCGACCAGTCGTTCTGCGTGTTGAGCAAAGGCACCTTGCCGCCGCTCGTGCCGATGTCCTCAACCGCCGCCGTGCCGAGCTCCGCCAGAGTCGAGCCGCTGTTGTTCAGCCGGTCGGCCAGACCCTTCAAGAAATCATAAACCGGCTGCGCGAACCTTCCTTTATCGCCAACCGCCTGCATGTCTGGCCGAGGAATGACGAGATCGTTCACGCCGAGAGCTTCCTGCCTTGCCAGAAGGCGCCGAGAAACGTCTTCATCACAGCCGCAGAGGCCCGGAACCGCAGATGAACGCCGTGGCTGCCAAACGTACCGAGCTGGCGCCAGTAGATGCGCCTCTGAGACTCATGCGTGCGCCCGATGTCCCGCAGCATCTCGTCGCCCCACGTCTTGCCGTCCCTGGATAGGGACAGGGACACTTGCGGATATGTGTTGGCGTAGCCGTCGGGGTAGCTCTCGTCAGCGGTCGGCAAACTCTCGTCGGCGGTGACTTCGCTCGAGTCCGCGCCGCCCCAGGGCCGACCGATTAGACCAACGCCGGGAACGATGTCGAGCCACACCGCGTCGATTTGGAGCCTCTGCGGGTAGGCATGCAAAGGCGGGGGCTGGATCGTAACGACGAGCTCGGAATCCGCCTCGTCGTAGATGTCGTGCGCCATGCGGTAGAGGGCGCCTGTCTCCCGGTCCTGCGCGATCAGATCGCCGTTAAAGGCGATGACGTGCGCCACCTTCCAGTGCGTCGGAAGCCCGTCGTCTCCTACGCTTTGGCGTTCGTGCCACTTCTGGGTTGCGGTGTCATAGACCCACGTCCAGCCCGTGCCCGACAGCGCATAGAAGGCATGCCCGCGGCTCACCCACGACGTTCCGCGAATGCTGCTCTTGTCGGCCTCGGCCTCGATAACGCGATCTAGCGCCTCAGACGAGATACGCCGCGCCGAATAGTCCTCAAGCATGATCACGCCGGCATATCGGCCCTGACCGTCGCAGGAGACCCAAGCGTTCGTCTCGGTGACGCGCTCGTTTGTGATGATAGCAACCTTACGGATCGAGCGGGCGGACATGCAGCCGAAGCCGGATGCGTTGACGCGCGAGAACGTGAAGTTGCCGTTGGCGTCCGTCGTCGGCTGGTGCCATTCCGTCGAGCGCGAGCCAGCGAGCACAAGCACTTGCCCCATGGTCGACACGCCAACAAGCGGATCCGGGTTGGTCTCGGCCGCAGCAAAGTCCAGAGCCTCAAACGTCGCGCTATCGATGTCAGACCACTGGAAGCGGCCGATCGCGCGGGGGCTGTTCGTAATGAAAAACCCATCCATAAACGTGACGCCGGTTGGCCCCTCGAGGTCAACGTCGTCAATCGCCGAAAACGTGTTGCTCTGGATCAGGAACGGCAGGCCGTCCGAGACGAGCATCACCTGTTGGAACGGCTGCTGCCGATTGATCGCCCAGGCCACATGCCCGGTGGACGGCATGGCGCCTATGACGCTCGCGGTGCCTGTTGTGTCGACGGAGTGCACAACATTGCCGCTGATTGCATAGAGCGTGTTGCCGAGCACGATCAGCCCTCGCCCCTCGCCCGTCGCGGTGTCAGACGAAAACACCTCGAGGCCGTCGTCGGCCGTGAGGTTTATCGCCGTCTTGCCTTCCTCTCCCGCTGCCACGGCGTAGCAGTTGACCAGCCGCGCCACACCCGCATGCGGATGCAGACCTGGGTTCGACTGCGTGCCGAGATTGAGAGGGATCGGGGCGCCGGATACGAGCCCCTGGCGGCGGTCGGCCATTAGTAGTGCGCGTGCAAGCCGGTTGCGGTCGTGCTCGTCGACCAGATTACCTTCACCTGCATGGGATGGATCATCCCCGCGGCTAGGTAGAGCGTGTCAACAAGACCGTCGATGTATGTCACCTTGACGTTGCCGGCGACATCGACGGAAAGACCGCGCGTTGCCTCAATCGTCGTGGAATCGCTTGCGGTGATGGTGGCGGAGCCCCGGCTTCCCCACATTGCTTTCTGATCAGCGGCCATGTCTGCCTCAATAGACGGAGAAAGGGGTGGATTCGCCAGACGGCGGCTTTTGGTTCATGCGGCGAAGCTCGCGAAGAAGCTGGCGCTCGATGCCGCGCTTCTGCATCACGGGGTTGTCCTCGCCGACAGGCTTTGAAATCTCGTTCTCGATAAGGTCGCAGAGCGTTGCGAACACCTCATCGGGGATCTCGGACGTGGTGCGGTTGGTGTTGGTCCACCAGACGAACCCCTCTCGCCGCCACTGCGCCAGCTTGGAGTCATAGCGCTGCTCGACAAATGCTGACTGGACGGCCGGGATCGTTTCATTGACCCCGACCTGTCGCATCTGCTCAAGGACTGCGCGAACGAGCTCAGCCTTGGTTTTCGCCATCAACCTGGACCTTTGGCGGACGACCGCGCCGCTTCGGCGCTTCCTCTACCGGAACCCCGTCGCACGAGAACTCGGGATGGTTCGGCAGCTTCGACATGGCGTGTTCGTCTGTGACTTCCACGGCCATGCCACGAGGGAAGACGCAGCCGAAAACTTCGACTGCGACCTCCTTGCCTTTGTATGTGGCTTTCATTGTTACGCCGTCGTCGTGGCGGTCAGCGCCGTGGTGCTGTAGTCCACATCCACGAAGTAGCGGACAGCCACATAGAGCGTGCCGGCGGCACCCGTCGCCGCGGCGGCTTGGACGTAGGCCGAAATCAGCGTGTCGGCGGTGTACTTGTAGAGGAAGCCACCGCGCGCCATCGCCGTGGACAGCGTGCCAGCCTGACCAACCGTCGATGCCGCCATCAAACGCGCCTGCGAACCGCTGTCACCAATGTCAAACGCCAGCGTCGGAGAGACGTTGGTATCCATATCGGTCGCCGCCACAGTCACGCCGACCACAACGGCGCCCTTGGGCAGGTAGAACAGCCCAATGACGTCGTTGGTATTGTCGATCATGGCCGTCGTGACGGCAACGATCGCCTCGGCGGTGATGTCCTGGCGCGCGTGGCCCTGACCGATGCGGGTGCCGAAGGCGCGGCTCTTGTCCGTGTAGTAAGTCGCCATGTGTAGAGCCTCCTATCAGGCAGCCGCCGAGCAATAGACCGTCACGGTAGACAGGTCCTTGTTCGTGCCCGAGCCGTTGTTCCAACGCAGCTTGTCGATGCCGTGGGCAAGCTCAATGCCCAAGCCGTCGACGAAGCCATAGTCGCGATCTTCCTTCTGGGTCGGAAGCGGCGCCTGCTTGTTGACGAAGCCAAGGGCCTGCGCGCCGACGAGGAAGTTAGCGCCCACGTCGATTGACGAAGCGCCAACCGTCGAAAGATGCGTCTCGCCGTAGGTGCCCGTGCCCTGCCGGTCCATGTAGAACTCGGGGATCTCGCGGCATATCACGCCATCATAGATCAGGTCGCCGTCCTGGAAGAGCGGGTTCTTGTCCATGGCGTCGCCTTCACGAGCGCGCGCGTCACGGTTCGCGTTGACCATTTCCGTCGAGGTCTTGAGATCGCGGAAACAGATCGGATGGCAGAACATGACGAAGTATTCGCGGCCCTGCGTGCCGGTCTTGAACGGCCGGATGTGCGGGCGAGCGGTCTTAGCCATGAACTTCGCGAGGCGCACGATAGCAGGCGACAGAACGTCGTTCGTGCTGTCGACATTGCCAAGTCCCGTCGCATGCGTCGCCGAGTAATTCGACGTGCTGTTGCCGAACAGGATGCGGTCGACATTGTTGGTCGCGAACGTGTTGCGCTGCGTCGAAGTCGCGAGCGAGAACTTGGTGCCGTCGCTCATCTTATGGAACGAGTCGATGATCTGGTACTTGATCAGCTCCGACGACCACTCCTTGAGCAGCGGGCGGATCTGGCCGAGCATGTCGACGGCCGACTTCTTCTTCTCCTTTTTGGAGAGCTTGACCGCGTTGCGGTAGTACTCCCAAATAATGTCCTGGTAGTATTGGTCAAGCTGCTCTTCCTGGCCGCTCAGAGGCGTGTTGCCAGAAACGCCAGTTGCCTTGAGACGGGCGACGAGCGGAATGCGGATCGTGTAGCCGTCCGTTTTCAGGTCGTTGATGACGTGAATGATGTCCGTCATCGACGTGCCCATATAGGGCGCAAAGCCGGAATCGCGGACGTACTCACGCCAGAAAGTCCCCTGCCACTTGGTCAGTTCAAGACCGGACAGGACTGCTGTATCAGCCATGGGTGTTGCTCTCTGTGATCAGGTTTGGACCACGAGGCGCCCGCTGCTTACGCTCATCTCACCGCTTACGGTCGCGGCCTGAATCAAAAATCTGATCAGCGATTGCCTCGATGTTGAGGTGTTGCCCCTGCTCGCCGGTCATGGTCGCTGACGCGAGAGATCCCGGGTGCTTGACGGGCGGCGTTGCGCCACCAGTCTTGAGCTCCGCAAGAACCTTTTCGCGAACACGCTTCTCGACTGCCGCCTCGTAAGACTGTTTCCACTTGGCGGGGTCGGGTCCGACCTCGGATAGGAAGCTCGTTTGCTGGTGCCACCGGATGAGCGCGCTGTATGGGTCAGGCTCGTGCATGAAGCGCTGACGCATTTCAGGCGGCGCAGCCTTAAGCGCCTTGTCGACGGCTTCGTCTCCGAATGCGCTGCGCGCACGCATCTCCGAGAAGTTCGCCCGCTCATTCAGCAGTTGGTATTGGAACTGCTGCTGTAGGTGCTGGTAAGCGCCCTGTGGGTCGATCGTCGGGTCAGGCGGCGGTTCACGCTGCGGCGGGGGCTGGCTGAGACGAGACTGAAGCTCCTGAAGCTTCCGCTCGTATTCCTGAAAACGGCGGTCGCTCTCTTCCCTCACGCTCTTCTCGGCCTCTCGGCGCTTCTGGCGTTCGGCCAGTAGCTCCCGAAGTGGCACACGGCGGTCGGCGTCCTCGGATTCCGGCTCGGGCGAGACCTTCGGCTGCTCCTGCTTCGGAGCGTCGGCCTTGGCTTCGGGCTCAGCTTTCGGCGCAAAGCGCCCCTGCTCGTCCCTAACCGGGCCTTCCTTGGCCTCGGGGGCTGCGGCATCTGCCCCCCTGTCGCGGTCCTCACGCGAAAACACATCGGCAAATGGGTCAGCGGTCGCTGACTCTGCGCCAGTCGTCATGTGGTCACTCCGCTTTGTCGTAGCTGGTCACGAGATGCGTTGGTTTACGCGCCAACGGTCGCGATGACGCCGCTTGGGCGGCGAGTCCTACGCACGGTTACTCGGGCTTGTAGTCTTCGGTATCGAACGGCGGCTTACGGTAGATCGTCGCCTTGTCCGTCTCGATCTTGTTGGGCGGGGGAGCACGATAGCTCACCACCTCGCCGCCGCGGTCATCCAACTGGCGCCCGCGGGTAAAATTGTACATCTTCAATGCCTCGTCGCGCGCTTGCTCGGGCGCCAGGTTCGGCCACTTGGCCATCACCATCTCGAGGCACTTCAGCTTCATCTCCTCGTGGTCCATCAGTACGCCCCGCCGGCTTTGCGGTTGAACACCTGATCGGCCATCATCTGCGTATCGCCGGGCATCGGCGCGGGCGCATGGCCCTCCGCAGCCTCGTCATCATTCCCCATCACCACGTCGAGCGCTTCCTTCACAAGCTGGAAATCCTGCTCGGTGATGCCGAACTCGTCCAGAACGTCCATCGCCTCTTGGGCGGACAGTTCCGGTTCGTCGGTAACGTTTGGCTTGGCGGTGGCGACGGACTGCATGTCGGGCATATCAGGCTCCAGGGTTGATTGGCAGAGCGCCTGCGGGAGCCATCTGCTCGGGCATCGGTTGCGTCGCAGGACCGACAGCCTGACCCATCGGAGGCTGAACGTCGCCAGGCTGCGGCATCCCCGGAGGCATCATGCCGTTTTGCGGCTGCTGCTGCGGCATGCCTGACATGGCGGCCATTTGCTCGGCCTGCTCCTCAAGCGTCGGCGCTGCGTAGTGGAGCGGGAACATTTGCATCGCGGCCATAGCGCCGTTGATGTCGGGCGCAGCCGGCGGCGGTCCCATGGGGTTGCCGAACTCGTCGGTCTGCTGCTGCGGCGGCGTTGCAGCCGTGATGATCTTCGTCAGCGTGTCGGCGCGCTTGTTCTCGACCTCGGCGCGGGCCTTGTCGACGTTGACCGCGGCCATAAGCTCCTCAAGCTGAGCCATGCGGCGTTGCATGTCGGCAACATCAGGATTCGGCGCGGTCGCCTTATCCATCATCTCAAGCAGCCGTTCCTTGTTCGGCGCGTTGGACAGTTCGATCATCACCCGGCCAAGCGGACCCATGGCGGCTTCACCCAGGTTGCCGAGCGTCTGCATCAGCTCTTCGTTGACCGTGATGGTGTCCGGACCCTCGTTTAGGATGATGTCAACGTCAATGGTGTCGAGCTTGTTCGACACCTGAATGGAACCGTCAGGCTGGAGCTCGTAGCGATTGATAGCAATGTGCTCGGGAGCGCGAGGGTCGTAGGTGACTCTGATAAACTTTTCGCCCGTCCATGCCTGGCGCAGACGGCACCAAAGCTTGCGGTAGACGCGGAGTTTCCAGTCGCGATGCTGCTCGAATACCGGGGACAGCTCCGTCATGCCGGAATCGCGTTGAGCCAAGAGCGCACGACCAGAGGCGCCGTCGACACCTTCGCCCTTGCCGACGAGACCGGGATTCGGGCCGTAGTTCTCGATCTCCGAGGCGGCCATGTTGAAGCGCTCGACCTCGCCCTCAACCTTGACCGTACTGTCGATGATACCGACGTTCTTGCCCCACTCGCCGCCGAGCAATTGTATCTTGCCATCAGGGCGAGCCATCTGGCGGGCCAACTCGTCGGGGTCTTCGATCGTCCCCACGTCGTAGAACATGCGGTCACTGGCAAGTCGGTGAAGGAACTTGCTCGAGGCGTAGTTGATCTCGTCTTGAATTGACTTCATCGTGCGGATGAGGCCGTAGCGATCTCCTCGCTCATCGACGTAGGGGGACCAGGCGAGATATTGGTTATCAGGCTCGCCCTTCTCGCCCTTGTAGGTGGACCATCCGCCCTCAAGGTAGAGCTCGCCCGTGAAAAAGCAGTATTTCCACCCGAATCCGCCAGTCGGAAGCGGCGCCATCTCCCAGAACTCGACGATGCGGACGCGCCGGTTCTCAAAGTCTCCCCACTGCTGCGCGTGGTCTTGCTCCGAAATGAAGCCGGTCATCTGTACGTTGTTGGCGTCGACCATGCCCTCGAGGCGCTGCCGGAACTGCGGCCAACGCTGCGTCGCCTCGTCAACGTCCATCCACAGATGCAGCCCCATGTAGCGGGCATCGCTGAAATCAGGCTCGACGGAGCGCGGGTCGTAGAAGAAGCGATCAACGGGGACGTTCTTCACGATCGGCTCGCCGTCCTCAATGCCGACGTAGACCACGCCAATCCCAGAGATAAGCCCGTCGCTCATGCAACGGCTGCTCACCTTCTCCCAACGGGCAATGTCGCAGGCATAGCGAAGCGCGCCAGTTGCGACGTCGGCGCCCTCGTTATGCTGCGGCGTGCGGGCATAGCCCTTGGGATCACGGCGAAGGCGCTGCTCGACTCCAACGAGGAAATCGATCTTGCGCTTGATGCGGTTACGAACGGTGGCTTGCTGCCCACGCTTGCGCAGGCGCTCCACCTCGTCATCCGTCCATTGCTTGTCGTGGTAATACTGGCGCGATTCCCGCGCTTCCTTCATCTCGCGGCGCTTGTTGGTCTCAAACGCATTGAACCAACGCCGCTTGCGAACAAGCTGCTGGGCAATATCTGCCTGGTCGGGCTTCTCGTCGCCCGTGACGGCGTTCGACTGAACCGGGCCTGAGGTGACGAGCGCGGTTGGCTGCATTAGGCGCGCCAGCTCTGTTCGCTGCTGCCGATGGAACGATAGTCGCGGTGCTCACGCGGCTTGTTGACCTTGGGCACCGTGGCCGGGATCATGTCGTCGAGCATCCTTCCGATTAGACCCAGAGCGTCTACTTGGTCGTCATGCTTGCCGGCGGGGAACACCAGAAGCTCGCTTGTGAAATCCGCGAGCCAAGGCGCCTTGCTCGGGAAGTAAACCTTGCCCATCGCCGTGCGGGCCTGGATAGAGCGTGAGCGCGTCGGCTTGTCCGCTGCGCTGGCCACCTGCTCTCTGCGGCAGTAGACGCGGGCCTCACGCATGCGACGGTCGAGAAACGGGCCGATCGACTTCACGATCTGCCCTGATTCCTCAAGCCACATAAGCGGCTTCCATCGCTTTGCGAGGTCGAGCCAGGATTGCACCCACACATCGGAGCTAGTCTGCCCTCGCCAAAGGTCGAGAACGTAAATGTTGTCGTCGGGATCGACGCCGGCCACCAGGTGAACCGTGTAGTCTCCGTCTCCATCGGTGACCGCATAGTCGGAAGTCCCGTAGATGCGGAGATGCTTGGGGGCTTCATCGTAGTAGCGGAACCACTCTCGCTTGTAGTAGGCGCCTTCATCGGGTGCGGGGCGCTGCTGGTAGAGCGCTGACCAATCGCGAGTACCGATTGCAGCCCTGATCTTCTCAAGCTTGGCGAGCGGATACTTGCTTTCCCACAGTGCCTTTCCGTCCGGCAGTATCGCGGGAAGCTCAAGAACGTCCCACTTGTCGCCGCCCTTGGCTTCCTCTGCCTGAAGCCTTCCGCTCAGGTCATCTTCATGCCAGCGCGTGTTGATGAGAACGATCGCGCCGTCGAACGGCTCTGCCTTGCCGGCATCAATGTTCATCATCAGGTCGCGCCAGAGGTCGTCATCCTCTGTCACATCGCCTACGATGTCGCTTTCCAAGCGGGTGTAGGCAGTTGACGTATACCAGCGCCAGACCTTTTCACGCTGGCGTTCGCTGTCGGCTTCTTCTCGGTCCTTGAACGGGTCATCAATCAGGAACACATGGGCACCTCGGCCCGTTACTGCTGTTCCGATACCTGCCGCAACATACATGCCGCCTTGGTCGGTGTGCCAGCGGTTAGCGGCCGTACTGTCTCCAGACAGGCTGATGTTGAAGACGTTGCGGTAACGAGTGCTTCCAACGATGTTGCGGACTTCACGCCCAAAGTCTGAGGCCAAGTCCGAGTTATACGATGCTGCGATAATGTTGCGCTTCGGGTTAGCCCCAATGAACCAGCTAGGGAAGCGCTTCGACGCGAGCTCTGACTTACCATGGCGGGGCGGCATAAAGATCATTAGCCGCTTAATCTTGCCAGCCGCTACAGCCTCGAGCTTCTCGGCGATTAGGTGATGGTGCTCGGCCGGCCTGTAGTCTGGATAGGTGTACCGCGAAAAGGCGATGAGACTTGAGCGGGCTTCAATCCGCCTCAGAATCTCTCGTGCGGCCTGTTCGGGCGATGGCGTGAAGCTCGGCGATGTCGAAGTCTGCAACATCTTTCTTGTTGGTTACATCAAGCGACTGCTTAGGTTTGCCCATGGCCCTATCGAGGATGGCTTGAGCAGCGGCCAGGGCAACAGCGTCCTTATCGCTATCCATGAGGGCAATCAGCTTCTTTAGTGCCTTCTCGCTGCTGTCCTCTGCAAGCTGTGAGACCGTCACTAGCTTCTTGGGCCTGCCAGACGGGTTGCCACTCTGCCCCTTCTTGAATGGTCTCAGATTGGCGAGGCGCCTATCACTGATGGCTGTGACGTTGCCCACTGTTTCAGCTTCAGTGCTCACGAGTAGTCTCTGTATGTCCGCTCATCAGCGTAGCGGTTGGTTCTGCGGGTGCGGATAATGCCAGTATAGGCAAGCGAGGCGGAGGACGTGACCGTTAGGAGGATCTGACCGTCGAAGCTTACGTTGCTGATGGTCAGGTCGACGTTGGGGCTAGTGGTACTCGTGCTAACGGTGCAGTTCTCGGCGGTGGTCGCTACTGTGCTGACGGTCTCGCCGCTTTCTAGCCAATCCGCGAAGTTGACGCGCAGCTTAGCGACGGCGGTCGGGTCGATAAGGAGCAGCGGCTCCCCGGTCTCGTCCTTGCGGACGTTGCTGAAGACGGTGGG